TTGGTATCGAGCAAGCTTGTGCTCAACTAAACAGAGAAATTATTCGTGTAAACATTACTATTGAAACAGATGAAGATGATCTTATTGGCGGTTTCCGTCTTGTTAATGGTGAGACCGTATGGCACAATGGCCCAGTCATCGAAGCACTTGAGCGAGGAGCAATCTTGTTACTTGACGAAATCGACCTTGCCTCTAACAAAATCCTCTGCCTTCAGAGCGTCCTTGAGGGAAATGGTCTTTTCCTTAAAAAGATTGGAAGATACGTTGAGCCAAGAGACGGATTCAACATATTCGCAACCGCAAATACTAAGGGTAAAGGTTCAGACGACGGACGCTTTATTGGAACTAACGTGCTCAACGAAGCATTCCTCGAAAGATTCCCAGTTACCTTCGAGCAATCCTACCCCTCTCCAGTAACAGAGAATAGAATCTTAGAAAAGATTGCTGCAACTCTTGGTGTTAATGATGCTGATTTCTGTAAGAGATTAGTTGATTGGGGTGACATCATTCGTAAGACATTCTACGATGGTGGTATTGAAGAGATCATCAGCACAAGAAGATTGGTTCACATTCTTCGTGCATATTCAATCTTCAAGAATAAGCAAAAGGCAATTCAAGTTTGTATCAACAGATTTGATGATGAGACAAAGCAATCATTCCTTGAGTTATATGACAAAGTAGATGCTGACTTTGAAATGGACAAGAAAGAAGACGCTATGTATGAGAACGATGAATCTATGGGTTAATTACAAAAAGATTTTACACGAAACGCTCCCTCTCCATAACGGTGTAGGGAGCGTTTGGGCTACATGGGAATCTAAAGGTACATACTTAACCGCAAAAACATATACAACTCCATATATAATTAAGTCACGAGAAGTGGAGATCTGGAATGAAAAATCTTGCATATACAACAACATCATCTATCCTAAAACAGGCAGTAATCTTCCATGTTTTGGTATGGATCTTATGGGATTCTTTGACAAGAAAGTCATTATTGTCTTTGATTTCCAACATCCTGTAGAAAACTATTTGTTCTCTGTTGATGGTTTACCAAAACAAGATGGAGATATTCGTTTCTTTGAACCTGGTAATCATTTTTCAGAAAACATTTATGTAGTCAAGTGTACTATGGATGAGGTAGATGAACACCTTGATATGTTTAGAACTTACTTGACAAAGTTCAAGGATATGTTAGAATTAAAGAAACCAACTGGAACTAATACTAGTTTGTATAAAGACTTCGATGCTTATATGACTAAACTTGATCCTGTCTCAGGTTATCTGAGTGGTAAGTTTGGAAAAGAAAAAGCAGAGAGTCTTGTAAACGATTTTCTATTTACATATGGTTAATGCGTGGAGTTTAGCAGCGTCAATTCTAAACGGAACATTTGATGAGGATTATCCAATTATGAATAAAAAAGAAGTTGATGAAAAAACAGGATTGTGGACAGAACCAGAACCATATTATGGTTATGAACCTGATGGTCTTGATTATGATATAGATCTATCTACAGCAAATATAGATGGTACAAATCCTTATGGTCATTTTAACTACGAGCCGAAGTCAGCACATTACTACAAATATCACGAAGAAGAAATTCTAAAAGATATTGAAGAATATGTCTCAGGAACTTATCAAGGACACTACACAGGAAACTCACATGAGTTTCGTAAGGTTCAAACAATTGATTTGATGGCATCCAAAGATTTGGCTTCTGCATTCTGTCAGGCAAATATATTAAAATATGGAAGTAGATATGGAAATAAAGACGGAAAGAATAAGAAAGACTTGTTAAAAGTCATACATTATGCTATGCTATTAGCACACTTTGATGGACATTATGGAGAACCATCTATGCCATCTGGAAACTTCGATCAAATGCCTTAATTATGCAAACTTTTCAAACTAGTGAATCCCTTGAGTCTATGAAACTATCAGAAAAAACATTTAATTTATTAAAAAACTTTTCTTCAATAAATCAATCAATATTATTCAAAGAAGGTAAGTCTCTTCGCACTATGTCTGTGATGAAAAATATTCTTGCTGAAGTTGAAATTGAAGAAGATTTTCCAAAAGATTTTGCAATTTATGATCTTGTTCAGTTCTTGAATAACGTATCTCTTTGTGCGAATCCAGAATTAGATTTTACAAACGAATCTTATGTTAAAATTGTAGACGGTAAGCATTTTGAAACTGAGTACTTTTTTGCAGACCCTAGTGTAATTGTAACACCTCCAGAAAAAACTTTAACTCTTCCAAGTGAAGATGTTTGTTTTATTTTAGATCATGATACTTTGATTCGTCTTCTTAAGATATCAGCAGTTAATCAGTGTTCAGACTTATCTGTAGTTGGTGAGAATGGAGTTGTTAAGATGGTTGTTCGTGATAAGAAGAATGATACATCAACTAAAACTGGTATGATTGTTGGAGAAACAGACAGAGAGTTTTCGTTTAACTTTAAGGTAGAAAACATTAAAATATTTCCTGGTACTTATGAGGTTGTCATATCTAAAAAATTACTTGCTCGTTTTGTAAATAAAGCAAATAATCTAACTTACTTTATTGCACTTGAACCTGATTCAACATTTGTAGAATGATCTTTGATAAAGTCAGTCTTGTTACAGGTGGATTTGATCCAATACATAGTGGTCACTTAAGATATTTTGAAAGAGCAAAAGATTTTTCTGATTATCTAATTGTTGGATTAAATGGAGATCCTTGGCTTAAAAGAAAGAAAGGACAATACTTTCAGTGTTGGACAGAGAGAGCAGATATTATCCGTCATCTAGATATGGTAGATGCTGTGATATCATGGGATGATTCTGATGATACTGCAAAGGGTGCAATCAGAAAATGTTTAGAAATATCTAAGCAAGTTGTATTCTGTAATGGTGGTGATAGAGGACATAGTAATACTCCAGAAACTATGGGGTTTGCTAATAATGAAAATGTTATATTTGAATATGGTGTAGGTGGAACTGATAAGATAAACAGTAGTTCTTGGATACTACATAATTATTTTAATCGTCAACGCAAATTGTTAGGAATCTAATGCAAAAAGAAATCTTTTTCACTCCAGAAGAAATGCAAATCATTCGTGTTTGCTTGCACAATGCACCAATTCCTTATGACCAAGGAGAGGGTGCAAAAGAACTTAAAGTATTACAGGAAAAAGTAGGCCCTCCAATACCAAGAAAAGGTGAGGGAGAAATCCTAGTAGAATGTGATTTGGAGAAGTATCAATGAACAATGTTGGATTAGAAGTTGTCTTCTGGACAATACTAGCACTTTACCTTTTAACAAAATTGGGAGTGTTTAAAAAGTGAAATTAGGATTAGTTGCAATTATTTTTATTGTATTTTTACATTTAATAGGAATATCTGTATCTGAATTTCACACAAACCCAAATGACAATGAAATTTTATGGAGAGATGAATGAAACTAACACAAGAACTTATTGACAAGATACAAGAAGCTATGCTTCATACTAATCTTAAGGGTGAAATAAATTGGAAAGATGGTGATGATATAGAGGTTCAAATCGCAGGTACATTTGCAAAAGATAAATTTATTGTATTGAAAAATTCATCAAAGAATCCTTTTGAAAATGCTCAACCACACCCTTACTTTGATTATGAAAAGAAAGTCTTTACTAAAGATGGTAGAGAAGAATATATGAAAGAAAAAGATAATATTAAGAAAATTGATAAAAAATAATATTGTGTTATAATAAAAGTAAGATATTTTTATTATGAACATTTTTGTGACAGATCCTGACCCTGTGAAGTCGGCAGAAGTTTTGCCTGACAAACACATTGTCAAGATGCCATTAGAGACTTGTCAGATGTTGGCAGTAGTCTATTCAAAGTGGTATTTCAACTGGGGTAATGATTTATTACCCAAGAAAGATGGTAAACCATACAATACAGAGAAGGGTGCATTCAGAGGACATCCTTGCACTATCTGGGCATCACAAAGTATTGCTAATACTGCTTGGTTAATTCAACATGGTTTTGGATTACTTGAAGAGTATACACACAGATACGGAAAAATACATTCTTGTCAAACTGCAATGAATGCTGCAGAGAAAGTGTTTGAAGAAAAAACAGGTGACGCTGCTAC